TGTGTACTCAGGAACAGCTGAATCGCAGAAATCGACCGCTGCTTTCCATGAATCAAACTCAGGCTCAAATGCTGATCTTGGCAAGCCTTTGCCATATCGAGAATTAGTCAGGTAATCAAACAAACAGACAGCTGTGTTGTTTGTATATTCCCATGTTGTTGGATCGTCAAAATCATGTGTTCCCAAAGATGTGGAATCAACATCCTTTGCTGGATTGAAGCATTTTCTGCCCTTAACAACCGCTGTCACATCTGGGATTGAGCCAAATACGTCACGATCCCAAGTGAAACGCATGCCCAAATAAGCCACGCCTTTAAGCGTATGGTCAGATGTCCAGCTTGGAGCGGCAGATAAAACAGTGCTGACTGTCTGATTGTCAGCGCCCAGTTTCTTATCGATGGATATTAATCCGCTGTATTTTGCATCGGATGAAAGCACATCGTTGATGTAAATATCGCCGATTTCCTCAACTTCACCCTCACATAACACCAAGCAAATATATAAATATGTGTTATCTGTGCCAGATGTTTCGACAAACACCCTTGTTCCGCCGATTTTTCGCTGCCCATAAATGACAGGAATGCCAGCCAGATTCGATTGCTTGTTGAGTAGTGTTCCCTTTTGCGCCTCATCAGCCTTTGGCGGCTCAGGTATATCAACAAACCAATCAACGACTGTATCGACAATATCGCCAGCAAAATCTGTGACCGCATCCCAAGCATCCGATATCCAGCCCATTATGCGCGACCCCACTTCAAATCTTTTACCGAGTTAGCGGCAAAATCAAAGCCTTTGTCGCCAGAGAAAAACAGAGATTGTGAGTTTGTGTTTGTGTATCTGCCAGCTTGTTTCTCAAAGTCTGACCAGTGAGAAGCCACGCCAATCGAGATTGTTGAGTTTGAGTTTCCTTCATTCATGCTGAATGACTCAATTCTGCCATCGTAGATAATCACTGGATCGCCGATGATCGCGTTTGATGTTGAATTCATTATGGCTCTGCGAATAATGACCTGTTTGCCGACATAGGGATATGTCAAAAATATTGACGTAAAAGCCTGACCAACCGATGACAGCTCAATTGACATTGAACCCACGCGAATGGTTGATGATTCATTAATATCTGAAAAGCCCAGTAAATATTCAGATGACTCATAAGTATTAGAGCCATAATCAATATCCATCATGTAATCTGTCAAATATTGATCTGTGTCCAGCGCAAAATGAATCAAATGCGCCATATTTACGCTTGCAGCGCCGTCTATTGCCGCCCAAGTCGAAGTATTTATTGATCTAGCCATTAGTAAAGATGCTCAATCACTTCAATTTCAGTTTCAACGTATCGAGATGGGCTGTAAGAATACTCTTGAATGTCGTTTGCCAACCTGCAAACCATGCTAGGGAAGCCTAAAATGGTTGTATTGTCATCAGCGTCACCCGCCAATGCTGGGTATATTCTGATGGTATTGCTACTAAAATTCTCGACAAAGTAGATTTTACTATTGATGCCTATCCAATCACCTCTGGCTGGGGTGAAATCAAATTCGTCTACTGTTAGCGTTGTATCTCCTGCGGCATGCGCTCCGTTTAGCCTATAAGTTGTGCTATCGCCGCTTTCGTAATTGGCAGGAACAAATGGCAATCCCAAGAGAAAAAGCTGGTGCTGACCATTTACAAAGTAGTCCCTAAAATGCAGATTATCGCGAGCTAATGGTGAGAATTTTACTGTCGCAGCCCATCGTTGACCTGATACTTTGCGAGTCTGAATCTTTCCGCTGACAGATGTTGATGTCAGTGTTGGATCAATTGATCGCATAGTTATTTCAACGCCATCGGTGTAAGCGCTAATTGTCATGATGTAACTCCCAATCTGCCTCGATCATTCATTGCACGATTCACCATTGAAACGATCATTCCTTTGCGAGCTTGCAACAGCTGATCAAATCCAGCTGCGTCAACTGTGCTGACATTGAAGTTTACATTGACAGTTTTACCTGATCCAGAGCCTTCTAAATCGCTATTTTTAACGATTGTTCCGCTTTGGTTTGGAACAAACATCTCGCGACCACGCTCACCAACAATATAGGGTGTTCCAGCATTAACCGAGCCACCAACTGCCTTGCCTTGATAGCTCTGCGAGCGTATCTGAGCCACTTGAGCCATACCAAATGCAAGCTGACCAGCTGCGGCGATATATGAGAATGGGGGCGGATAAGCCGCCAGAGCCTGTGTCACGCCAGCATAAGTGTTCATGATTGCCTCGCCAGTTTTCACTGCTTTGGCGATCTGGAATGCTTTTTTATTGTATCTGCCCAGCGCTTCCATGCCAGATGAGAAGCTTGCAACCGCTGAGGCTGTCATTTTTTCCTCTAGCTGCTGCGATGCCATTGCATATTGCTCTTTGCTGATTAGATTCTGGCTGTGGTATTGATCCAAAAGCGCCTGTTGCGCAACAAATGAGTTTTTCAGGTCATTTGTTGTCTGGTCATAGCCCATGCGCTGCACCATGCGCATTGCTTCATCTTTATCCTTAACAAGCTGTTCCTCGGCTTCCTTCGCTTCCTCTTTAGCCTTGAGCTGATCTGATAGAGCTTTTGCCTCAGCCTGTCTGCCAGCTGCAAGCTGCTTGATCTGAAACTCTCGCTTCTGAGCATCAGTTGCATCAAATAGCGCCAATTCCTCTTTCAGCTTGTCGATATAATCCTCAGTTTCCTCTTTCAGCTTCTTGGTTTCAGCCGCTGTTTGCGTTGTTGAGCCTCGGTAGTAGTCAAGATTCTCGGTTGTATCGCTGATTTCACGCTTGAGGATCGAAATATCGCCTTTCAATAAGACTTGTTCGCGCCGGAATACTTCAGCTGCCTCAGCAGACATCTCCATGCCTTCAACATCAGACATGTAAGCATCGCGCTGTGATTCCAGTGCCTGAATGCTGTTATTTAGCTGGGATTCTAAGCTCTTGAGCGCTGTTTCCTGCTCCTCAAGCTTCATAACCAGTTGCAGCTCTTTCAGCTCCCTCTCAGCCTGAGTTAAATCCTTATATGACAATGACAGATCATCAATTGCCTCAGATACGTCATCAATGCTGCGAGATGCTTGGAATAGGTTTGGTAGAAGCACCATCGCAATGGATGCGCCAATACCAGCAACCGCGCCAGCCAATGGAGCGCCCAAAACAAAACCCAAGTCAGCCGCTTGTTGAGAAAGCGCCATCATTGGGTTTGTTCCCATCTGCACCTGTCCAACCAGCTGCTGAACCTGCATGCCAGCCATGCCAGCATTTCTGCCCATGCTGCCCATGCCCTTGCCCATCGTCTTTGCCGAATGAACAACGCTGGTTGCGCCAACTTTGGCATTTTGCGCCATCTGCGCAAATTCAGAGTTTACTTTTTTGAGCGCACCGGAAAGATCATCCTGTGCCGTAAATCGAAACTTAATATCCTCAGCGCTCGCCATCTTTTGTCCTCTGATTTAGGTACGCGATCCAGCCATTAAACTCCTCAACAGTGATTTGCTCAATCTCTGCGACAGTCTTATGCAGCATCTCAGCCAGAGTATATTTGGCGTGAAGCTCTGGATCGCTGGTTAGTTTCCCGACATATCCTCAACTGATGGAGTTGCTGATATTTCGTTTGCGATGCGCATGATGATTGCCGGATCGACTTTGTTCATCAGTGTTGGCTTGTCAGACAGGTCAAATACCTTTGATCCGTCCTCATTCAACGCCTTCATGATGACAAGCCGAACAACAAACTCCATGTCATCCTCTTTTGCGAATTTCGCCAGCTTCTTGCGCTCCTCTAGGGTAAATGGCTCAGCCAGCAAAACAGTTGGATTTCCGCTCTCATCACTCCACTCTGGAACAATGATTTTGCGAGTTTCTTGTTGGTCAAAATGCGCTTTTGCGCGATCTAAAATACTCATGACTCCCCCTGCAAAGTCTGCCCTGAAATAAAGAGGCTGTCAGGCGGCTCAGGGAAGCCGCTTTTCAGTAGGCTCGACTCTACCTAGACAGCCGCACCTGTTAAGCGACAGTTGTAGTTGTCACTGCACCATTAGCTTGGAATGAAAAACTTGCTTCAACCATGCCGTCAAAAGATGCAGATGCACCTTCCTCTGTAATGATTGCACTCATGCTGTAATAAGTGTCACCAGTATCAGCGCCCTCTGGGTACAAATTCAAAGTCACCTCAGCGCCAGCA